ATAAAAGTTGCCTGTGTTGATGCGTGTTTTCGTGCGATCATAAACTATGGTTAGTTTTCTTGCAACATCTTCATTTATAGGCTCTAGTGTTGAACCATCAGCTGGTGTTGATAGAGTGCCATCAATCTGCGGTACCGCAGAGGGTGTACTAAAACTAAACAGGTTTGTATTAGCCGCGTTGCCTGCTAGCCTTGGTGTATTCTCAACAACAAAACCTTCATCTACTTCAATTCGATAGTTGGTATTGATTGTCCAAGCAATGCCTTTGTCGCCTGTGTTTAGAGTAAATTTATCTGCCATTCTTTTAATCCTCTGTTATATGAATATGCCAAGATCAGCGTCGGGATCGGTCGACAGACCGCCGGGTACTGGATCAGTAGTGCTTGAATATACAGCATCCGCATCATCGCTGTCAACTGTGGCAACCAATGTAGCACCATCGTATATTCTCATTTGTCCATATCCTCCCAGTATTTCTTCATCAAATGTCATTGCAATACCAGTGTCGTTGATGTTTCCTGTTGATCCATCTGCGGGTGATGATGCTAGGAGTTGTGTTCCATTGTATATGGTCCATGCGATTGTGTTAGTATCAGAAATCTCATCATTGGTACTACCACACGCATCTTTGAACGCTCCTTGTGCAATGGTCATGTAATAACTACCACCAATCTCCATGTCTACAGTAGGATTTATCGTTACATAAACACCTGACACATTAACCAACTCATTGGTCTGGTCATCAGCAAAGTTGGTCTGCACATCAATCTGTTGATGTAGACTGCCATTGCTTTTGTAGATCTTAACATAAGCAGGATCTACATCACCTATTTGAACATTTCGGTTAAATTGTAGTTTAATCTCACTGTGTGGATTTGCAAGTGTTTTGGTTTCAAACACATCATTTTCTTCTGCATCATATCGATAGAGTGTGTAATCTACAAATTGTAGTTGACTTAGTACCGTGAACTCTACTGTTGCCGCTGGGCTTGAGTCTTGTACTGCGGTAATTGTTGCGTCACACAACACAAGGTCTGTTCTTGTGGTTGTTGCTAGTCCTGCTGGTACTTCCCAAACATATGAGCCGCCGTATTGTAGATCACCTGCAATAGGCCAGGTGTAGACGAATCCATCTACAGTGGCGTCACCTAATGCATAAGTTGCCACTGTGGTGCCACCACTGGTTTTGAGTGTGATTGAACCTGAACCTGCTGTAACTGCTTCACTGAATGTAACGGTTAGCACTGCACCTGGTTTGCAGATTTCTGTGCTTGGTGTTAGTCCCAGTGTTAGGTCTGGCCACGCATAGGTATCTATGCCTTGGACTGGAGCTGTGTATGCTGTTCGTTTGTGTGCCGGTGTGTTGAAGTTCCAACCGCCTACAGCGATTGCTGGTGAAATACAATCACAGTGTTCTATAACACCTTCATCCATTAGAATATAATAGTCTGTCTTGGGTTGTCTATCTGCAAATGGTAGTTCTACAACTCTGTCTGTGATGTTAAGAGCGCCTGCTGCCAGTGTCTCTACCAATGTACCATCACTCTTGTATAGTTTTACATCGCCTGTGCCTGCGGTCAAAGGAGCATAAACACCTTGTGTTAGGTCATCATACACAATATAATAACTGCCGGTAGTAGGTGCTCGGTCAGGATCAGCACCTTCGATTTGTGCTTCTGCACTGTTGTTCCATGCAGTTCTATCTGCAGGATAATTGGCTGTTATTGAAAGATAACACTGCCCTGGTGGTTCTGGTGGATCTGGTGGCGAAGGTATTAGATCTGGAATGCTACATTCAACACAACTGCTAAGGTCAATAGGTACCCAGTTGGTGCCTGACCACGCCAATAAATTTCCGACTGCTGGTGTGGTTGAAGTGGTATCTACATCGTTTAGTGCATCAATTGAGTATGTACCAACATCACTAACTGCTTCACCAACAGCCTCTAAGAACGCTGGGTCACTTGCTAGGATTGTTGCCGCATCATCAGGATCATCAACTCCTGCTCCAAAGAAAATATCTTTGAGTGCGTCTTTGATTGACTTCTCGCCATTGAATACTGCAAGTAGATCATCTACATTGTTCAACAGTGTGAGCAAGCCCAAGGACATTAGAGTTCCACCAATGCCTGCTACTGGGCTGTCTGTTACTGTGTCAGCAACCACTGTGGGTGTAAATGCAATTTGTCCAGTTGGTGCTGAGAAAGGACCACTTGTGAGGTTGTTGACACCTCTTACCTTAATAAAGAAATTGCTTTGTTGTAATTGACTGTATCTGAAGCTAACTGTGTCATTTTCTTCAAGTAAACTACCATCTGGATTGCTTACACCACCAATTCTTTCGTAGACTCTGTCTGCATCACTGGGTACTGCAACATCAAATGTAAGCCAAAACTCCATTGTATCAACAATACCACTTGGAACATCTGCTGTTACATTGATTCTTGGCATGTTGCTTTCTTGCACAGTTTGTACAATGGGTGTGTCTGGTGTTCCAATAGCACCAACGCTGAGTAATCCATCATCTGTTTCAATTTCAACTTCTTGAACAGAGAAGCTGTAGACATCTGCATCATATTCCATACATTGGAAACGGATTAGGATAGTAGCATCATCGCCTTCTTCTTCTTCAACTGAAATAACACGAAACAACTTGTTGGTAAATCCAAAGGTTGTGTCTGTGATATCAATCAGTTCACCTGCTCGTATGTTGATAAAACTGTAGTCTGTAGTAAAAGAAACAATCTTGTCTACACGAGCCTGCTTGAGTGCTTGTGCGCCCAGTTTGATTGCTACATTTTGTTTGTTTGTAAATGGCAAACTCAACTGTAGTGTGTTGGGCACTTCATTTTGAAATAGGTCACCAGCAGGTAGATTAATTTTAGCAAAGTCTGTTTTGTCACGAATGTCTGTGTTTTGGAATCTGACATCAGCGGCATTGTGTAGTTGTGTAAGTCCTGTACCACCTACTGATATCTCACCAATAATGTGACTGTTGGTGATGCTGGCTACACTTGTGCCTGTTTGGTTGATGATTGCACTCCACTTACCATCATGCACATTGTAGCTCATCCATGCACTGCCAGCTTCTGCAAGTGCTGTCATATTGCTTAACACATCTGTTGATGTATCCACCAAGCCATTAATTTCAATAGTGCCTGTCTGTACCACACTGTTGGCATCTGTGTAACTAAAGCCTGTGCTGGCAAATGTGTTAAGTGAAGTTAAACTGGTATCAATGTCTGCGGCGCTGATTTCTGCGCCATAGCGATCACTCTGCATATAGTCATTGAGCACATCGCCTGGCAAGGTCATTGAATTTTCTAAATGGAACACACAATTTGGTAACCCAGTTACTCCAGCAGTTCTGCTGTAGGTTACCTCAACGATTGCGTACAGTAATCCTGTCATAGGATGTGTACCAGCGGTCCAGTTAGGCATAACGGTGCTAGGTGCAGGGATAGTTGCACCACTACCGTCAGGGGCAACACCAGTTTGTCCGTTGTAAAGGTATATCTTAACCAGGTCACGGTGTTTGATGTCCTGGTTACCTTCTTGGTCTAGGGTGTAATCAACAGTTACACCATCTGACTTGAATACGATTCTATTGTTGTCAAAGTAAAGTTCGTGAAATGTGTAGGCACTTGCGGCTGCGGTACTCAACAAGTTGCCAGTAGATTCTGCCAATGTTAGACAGAATGTCATCTTTTTGTAATCACTGCTGAGAACAGCGTCGGTGATATTGCCTCCAAAGAATGCTTCACCATATAAAACGGGTATTTTGTTGTCTGTGCTAGGGTTGAGCTGTACTCTAACACCTGGATCTACCAATTCTTCTGTGGGTCGATCGTTTGAACTGGTGTTTTTGTTTAACAAGCGAGTAGCAAAACCTAAAATTGCCACTCTAGCTAGGTTACTGGCAATGCCGTTACCGCCAATGAAGCCTAATACATCACCGAAAAAACTCATTTAGGTGCTCCAAACTGAAAATTACTGTTGCTAAGGGCTAGCACGCGATTCATTGACGATTCTGATGGGAAATCTCTTGGATTTGTTCTGCGTCCGCTTATTTTCTTGGTCAATATCTCAACGATTGAGTTGCAGGTCAACACTATTGTGGTTGTAGCAACACCTGAAATCACATCTATGTCATCACTTACACTAAAATTGGTCACAACACCTTTGAATTTCAATACAGGATTGTCGTTGGGTGTCAAACTCAGTAGTGCGTGTGTTGTAGGGTTGAAAAATCCTCTGCGGATCTCAACTGTACTGCCTTTGATCTCTTCATTCATTATATTGGTGATACTGCCAGTAGGAATACCACTAAGAGCAATACTAAGTTCACTGGGTGATGCTTTTAGTTCGTTGTTGATAGCACTAATGCTCAACAGTTTGCCTGCATTGGTGTAAACATTTGTATCAATAGTTACATTAGTGTGATAATCGCTGATATATGCTACCTCAAAGTTAGGAATATCCCATTTGACAAATACTGCACTTTCTACAGCAACATTTGAACTAAGATCTATCATACTGTTGACTCATAAAATACAAAAGGACCACTCCAACTAACAATGCCACCTGGTGAAATTGTCCACTGCGGTAGTTCTACACAAATCACTGTGTAACTAGTACCATCAATGTCTCCATGATGCAATATGTCTGTGTAGTTTGAGTTTGATATTGCGATAGATTCTGTTGTAAATCTGTTTGCCGCATCAATATCTTGTACTTCGTCTGCGATGTCTCGCCAACGCAAGCCATTTGGTAGTTGTACAGTAAACTTGCGAATGGCATTACCTCTGCTTACTGCACGAACTGTTTGGTTGCGTGTGATAGTCTGCCCTACTTGTGCTTTAAGATCCACACTCAGTGAGGCAGCTCTGTCAAATACCCATTGAAATGCCATTATGCTACTCCTGGTAATAAGCGTCTGCCCTGTTCAGATACGGCAAACAAGAATGCTGGATCTCTCGCTACCAACTCTTTGAACGAGCGAGCATCAACAGCGTTAATATTGTAAACAACCTGTGTAGCACCACCGTTCAATTGATCGTTGGGTATTACTCTGTTGCCTCGTGCACCTACCAGTAACTCTGGACCTTTTTCACCAACCACAACTGGTGCATTGGTTGGGATAATTCCACCATTGGCAAAGCCTAACAGTTTGCCTATGCTTGAGAAAATGTTGCTACCACCTTTTGAACCAGTAGCACCTGAACTGAATAGGTTTGCAAACAACTGTCTTATCTGTGTTCTCAACAGTTCATCAACAATGGTGTTCAACAGTGATCTGAATTCAAACTTGCCTGTTTTTGCAAATCCTACAATGGCATCTTCCATGCCTTGTGTGGCTTTGGTAAACACTCTTTCTGCGGCAGCCGCGGCATCAGTAGCATCTTTGATATAGTTGTCCATTGCATTTTTCCAACCAGTGCTCCAATCTCTTGCGGCAGTGGTTTGTCCTGCTAGGAACTGTTGATATTCTTTGTTTAGATTTGTGAGTGCCAATTTGTGTTCGTCTGTTGTTATTTTGCCAGCTCTTAGAGCTTCGTTCAACAGTTTTGTTTCTTCTGCATACTTGGTTTTGGCGGCTTTTAATGGCAACAATCTATCTGTGAGACTTTTCATTGAGTCTGCTATTGCTTTGGCGTTTTTGATTTCTTCTTTGGTTTGTGTTTTGGGTAGGATAACTCCTCCAGCTTTGATACCTGGTATCTCTGCTGTTTTCTTGATCTCTGTGCCTGCGGCTTTTGCTTTGGCAATGGTTTCATCATATGCATTGCCAGCATCTGCCACTGCTTTTTTTAGATCTGCATACTGTTCCAACACTTCAGGTGGTATTGCGGCAACAATAGCATCTTTCATTTCCGTGGCTTTGCCTGCGGCATAATCCAATGCCTTGCCAACTTTGTCACTTACGACACCACCAAGTTCTCTTGCACTTGATTGAACCTTGTCCAGTCCAGGAATGATGGCAGCAATAGCATTGTAACTGTCAATTAGTATCTGAATAAAATCATAGAATCTATCTTTGAGCCAAGTTACAACCACACCAACCTTTTCGCGTAAGAATGCAGTAAACTTGCCAAATGCCACACCCAACACATCCAATGCGGCTTTGATTTGAACAAATGTTCTACCCAAACCATTTTCAAATGATAGGTATGCAATCAAACTTGCAATCGCAACTGCTAGAAGTCCAAATGGGTTTTTTGCCATTGCTACGGTAAGTGCTTTGAATGCATTGGTCAACAAGCCCAGTACTCCTGTGAGGCCTTTGATTCCCATTGCCACAGCAAGTCCTGTAACAGCTGAACCTACCAGTTTTGCATTTTCTGCAAGTTGACTGAACAAGAATGAAACACCATTGAGTGCGGCACCCAATACTGTACCAATTGTTTCTGCAAGACTTTGGTTCTTGGTAATGAAATCTGTGATTTGTGTGATCAAGTTTTTGAGTGCTGGACCCATTGTTGTGCCCACTGAGCCTGCGGCATTTTTGATTGCAATCGAGAAGTTGCTCATCAATGTGCTTAGGTTGCCCAATCTAGCGGCTGTTGCACCACCAAATCTTTCATCCAATCCTTGAGCCAGTGCTTCTGTGATCTTTCTAGCACCTTCTGCACTTTTACCAAATTCTGACACTTCGTTTCTTGTGATGCCCAGCTTTTGTGCTAGGATTTCAAACACAGGAATACCTCTATCACCCAGTCTGTTTAGTTCTTCCAATCCAAGTCCACCTTGTGTGGTTCTTGAGAACAAGTCTGTGATAGCTTGTAGTGTACCAATTTGGTCTGTGGTAACAGCGGCAGTATCAGTAAATGTTTTTAATAGTTTTTGTGTTGGCTGAATACCTGCACCAGCAAGTTTAATAAATGTGTTTGATAGATCTTCAATGCCAAACTGTGTCTTTGTTGCCAGTGCTTGAATTGCGGCAAATGCCTGTTGACCTTTTTCAGCAGTTCCAAATACACTGCCTAGGGTTGTTTGTAGATCTTCAAATCGTGCTGTTACATCAACAATACCTTTGATAGCGGCACCTGAGGCAAAACCTGCAATAGCTACACCAAGACCTCTAAAGGCTTTGGTTATACCACCTGTTTGTGCTTGTAGTGCTTTTAGATTGGCACTGGCCCTTTTGGTTTCAATGTCGACTTTGTATGTTAGGTCTGCCATTTATTTTTTCCTTATTATTTGTCCAAGTCTGCGTTTTAAAAATGCCTCTGTGGGCTTTTGCATACCTTGTGGACTTTGCTTTGAATGACCTCTATCCAATGGAACAGCATAATCATAGTGAGCATCAATCATGGTGTTGCGTACCAGTGTGGTTCTTCTCCTAGCATTACCTGTTCGGATAGGTGTGTTTTTAACCCACACATCAAATGCTTCTGCAGGTACACCTTTCAAATCTCGTGCTTTTTTAACTAGACTGAATGTGATTGTGTTCTTTATTAGTCCCATTTTGTTTCTCTTCTACGGAGGCTAACATAGCCTTCATTTGGTCTTCTGTTAGTTTTGGTGCTGGTGGCGGACCTTTTCTATTCTTTTTCTCCTCTTGTTCTCTTGCCTTTGCGTGTAAGTCCAATGCAGTGTTTACAATGTATAAATCAAATGTATCTGCACTCTCGATTACTTCACTTGGCAAGCAGTGATATCTACTGGCTATAGTATCAATCATCAGCACTTGCCGGGCCAAGGGCGACTCTAGCTCTACTCCGGCTTCTGTAACTTTCCCAGGCTATCAACAATCCTATTCATTACAAGGATCAATACCCAGGCCGGAATTACGCTTTCATCAGTAAGAACTTTGTTTCCTTTCTCATCCAATACCAATTCGCTTACAACTTTAATTATCTCTCCTTGATTTTCAGGGTTGACACTGCTGAGTTTTAAAAACACATCCATGGGCTGTCTATCCCAGGTGTGAAACTCCAATGGCTCGCCGAACTCTTTTACTACATCTTCATCATCGATCACAACTGGAATCAGTTGTGGTTTTTTTGCAATTTGTGATAGTTTCACTTTGAATCTCCTTG